GACTGAGATACCAGCCTTCATGGCCGAGATATGCTGAGTTATACCTTTCTTACGCTGAGTCATATAGTAACTGACCTGAGAAGTATTGAGCGTCACGCCATTTCCTGTTGGATCATGTAAATGACACTCAGGTTACAAAACCGGCCAGAATAATCGGCGCCAGGCGGACTGAGTTATTGTCGTCTCATATGCCGACGTTATTGCGAAACTTACAGCCGCTCAGGCATTTGCTGCATTTATCCTTCGTGATATCGGATGTAGGCTGGTCATATTCATCCGCGACTGCCGGACCGTGATAACCGCACTCATCGCCGCGATAGGTCCAGGTGCAGGTGTTGGCCAGCATGATACGTCCCGGAAAAACAGCGCCGTCCGTTTCCGTCGGCGTGGACAGTACAAAGGAGGCACTGACCGCGCTCAGTTCGCTGCACTGCTCGATGCGCCAGCGGCTGATCACCTCCTGCTCCGGATCGGCGTCACTGTTTCCGTTGACGAAGTTCACCGCATCCAGAAAACGGGCGTAAACCTTACGCCGGACCACCGTTCCGCCGACCAGACTCTGCAGATCTTCCGCCATCCCGGTGACCATACCGTACAGGTTAGAAACCGTAAGTGTGGGACGTGCGCTGCTGCCCTTACCGTTCATCTCAAAGCCGCTTCCCTGAATGGGGTACGCCTGATACTTTCGCCCCTGCCAGGTAACCGGTTCACCTTTTTCATTCTGCTCATTGCAGAAAAAGTAACGCTCCCCACCGACCTCTGTCAGATCAATTTCCCAGAGCACCACGCTGGCCGTCTGCTCCACACGGATGCATTCATTCAGTGTTTCCTGTCGTATGTCCTGCATCAGATCACCACTTCGTCAAACTGACACGAAAAATCGGTATAGGTGATATGTTCTGTCGCTGACCACGTTCGACACACCACTCTGATTTTTCTGTTAATACCCGGCGGGCGCCAAAAAAAAGATTTATAGCCTTCATGCCGGGCTAAAAATTTTTCAAATGAATCACGTTCATTCGCCTCAACTTTGAAATCACAGGTGAAAACGCGCAGAGAATGATTAAGTCCATTTGGACTTCGTTGCTCATAACCATCACCAAATCTTACAGTTTTTATCGATGGTTTATTTTCTGTTTTCATTCCATCCTCTGGTAACCAGTGAAATTCTTCCGTATTAGCCACTTAACATTCCCCCATCACGTCGCATATTTAACAGATTGCCCTGCACCCGCTGATCAACCATCCCCATAAGTGCTTTTATTGCCTGAGGGCCAATCTCTCCATTCTGGCCGTCATTTTGAATAGTGATTTGGTATACAGGGGCATAGGTAATATCTCCGCCTCCATTACCACTTTTACTATTAATAGCTCTGACACCAAGAGAACCATCGGAAGTTCGTGTTAATGGCATAATAGCTTCCGGTCCAGCCTCACCAAAAACACCAGCCCCTTTTGCAAAAGCAAAAAATTGCGGGGAATCATAAATACCGTTCGAATACGTGCTCAATGACGGAGACTCATAAACACCGCCCTTTGCATTCGGAATAAATTTACTAATAGCACTCCCGATAGTTCCTAAAATCCCCCCAGAAGAACTGTTACTAATGCTGTCGAAAATCCCAGTAATTGAAGCCTTTAATGCTATTCGACTAAGATCCGAAATCACGGAAGTAGCGAAAGAACGAAAATTTGCCTTGCCTGTCGTGACAAAATCACCCAGCGCATCGGTCATCCCATCAAACATCTGAGTCGTGGTTGATTTTATCTGCTCACTGATATCCTTAGTGTCATCCAGCCAGTTATTGAATCCCTGGGAGGCACCACTAACCCAGTCTCCTGCCTGAATATCGAGCTGCTCGTTTTTCTGTCTGACAATTTCTTTTTCCCGTTCCAGAGCATCATTCAGAGCCTGCATTTTCTCTTGAAAAACATGATCTGACATTCCACGGGATTTATCTGCATAGTCACGTTCAAGTTGCAGACGCTGATTGTTATATCCATGTTCAATCCGCAGTAATTCCTGCTGGCGTTGCTGATTTTTATCGCCAACCCCATAACCAGCAATCTGAATATCATACCCCTGCTGACGATTATCAATCGAAGCCTGCAATGAATCACGCCATGCTGTTATTTCGGCGGATTCCTTGATTAGCCTGTTATTTTTTTCAATCGCAACATTTTTCTCCATCAACGCGGTTATTTCTTCCCGGTGTAAGAGAAGCGATTTCTGATCCTGGGTTAATTTCGTTGATGGTCGTGACTCTAGGTCGGCAATCCGCTGACGCCACTTAACCAGTTCCTGTTCAGAGGAACTTAATTTAACGGTCAACTCAGCTTGTGAACTTAGTAACGCATTCTGTTGATTCAGATGATCAATCATTCGTTGGGCTGCATCATCAGAATAACCTTTCGCCTTTGGTTGCTTTGGATCTTTATAACGCTCATTTATTTGAGCGATAAGATTATTATATTCTTCCTTTGAATACTGATTCTTTAGCTTTTCCAGTTTTGCAAGTTCACTAGCTCTCTGCTGCTCCCGGGTCTGATATTGTTTTGAAAAGGCATCTGCTCTCTGTCTGAGTTCAATTCCTTCCTGTTGTCGCTTGTTGTAATCGTTTATTGATGAATTTAGTACGTCCTGAGCAATTTTTTCTGCTTGAAGTACGCCCAATTGCTGCTTTAATCGTGCCAGCCTTTTATTTTGAGCTCCGCCATCTCCAATGCCACCTAACCCGAAAACTCCGGGTCGGGGATTTTTTTCTATTTCATCAATTTGACGGAGAACATCTGAGATTTTTTGATCAAGGGAGGTCTCACGGCCAATATCCAGCATGGAATCCCATGCCCATTTTGCGGAGTCTGCGACAGCTTTCCATGCAGTCTCAAGATAACCAAGATTTTCTTTAATCTGGTTGGTGCGCTGGATCATTGAGGATGAGTATTCTTCTGTCGCAATGCGGGCGGCCTCCTGCTGGTTCCCTTCATCCTGTAGCGCCTTAATCTGGTTATAAGTCGCAAGTGTCAGAAAATGGTACTGATCATTAAGTTTTGATATGGCACTGACAGGATCCTTTGCAATTTCATTGAAGTCATTAACCAGTTGTTCGGTTGATATTCCTGTTACTTCGCTCGTTTTTACTATCGCTGTCGTCACTTGCTCCAGCGAACTGCTCGCTACCTTTCCCGAACGCACAAGCTGATTTAATACTGCCGCCGCAGCACCAGTTGTCGAATCAGCCGCATTCCCGGCACGTTGAGCTATATCGCCCAATTGCCCGCTGGTTGTCCCCAACTGATTTCCGGTAAGAATAAGAGATTTATTAAATTCGTCCTGCTCCTGAGAGCCTTTATAGTAAGCCAGTCCTAAGACCCCAACGGCTGCTGCGGCTAGGGGAAAAGGATTAACTAATCCCAGCACATAAGAACCTACACCTTTGATCGCCGGGCCAATCCCACCGAACATATCTTTTAGCTGGCCGCCCTGCTGCATTAACACCATAAATGGCGACTGACCAGTGGACAACCCAACAACAATATCCGTCATTTGTGCAGGCAACATGCGCATAGCAAAAGCCGTTTGTTTTGCCGACATTCCGGTTTTGCTTAATTGTGATTGAGTAACCTCAAGCTCACTCCGCATAGCACGAAGTTTTCCAGAAAGCTCCTCATACATTTCAGGAGAAAGCATCCCCTTAGCTTTTGCTTCATTGAGCTGTTTCTGTTGTTCTACCAGACGATTAAAAGCAGTTCCGACAGGATCAAGTTGAGCAATCAGACGTTGCAAAGCAACAACCTGTTCATCATGCGCTTTTGCTGCTTCTCGCTCTGCCTGAGCCTCTCCGGTAAGCTCTCGCCGTGTTTCCTGTATTTTTCGGCTATAATTCTCAAACTGAGAACCATTTATTTTCCCGGATGCAAACGCAGCATTAAGTTCATCATGCTGTTGTTCAAGATTTCTTAGCGCCGCAGCCAGAGGGTCGATCTTGTCCAGCATTCTTTGAAAGGCCTGAGCCTGCGCTTCCTGCTGGGCGGCAGCAAGTTTTCCGGCCTTCTCGGCTTCTCTCTGCGCTTGCGCAACCCCGCTCAATTCCTCTGTGGTTTCATTAAGTTTACGGACAAGAAATTCATATTCTTCTTTATCAATAAGCCCTTTATCGAAAAATTTCTTTAATTCAGAATAGCGTCGACCGACAGTATCAATTGCGGCACCAACTGGATCAATAGCTACTTTTAATTTTGCGAGCGCGTTCTTCTCATCTTCTGTTGCCTTAGTCACTTTCCCTGCGCTATTTGCAGCAGTTTCCCCAGCCTGCGTCATTTTGACTAATGAGGAGGTCAGATTGTCAGCATTATTTTTCGCTCCAGTGCTATCAATAATTATTGCGAGACGCGAGGTTTGCTCTGCCATTTATTAAAACTCCTGACAACAAAAAACCCACCGCGAAGTGGGTTTCAGGCGACATAATAGTAGATATAGCGATTACGAGGCCACGCAATGCTTTTCTCCAGGAGCATCATCGATTTAATTAAAGACACCATCACATCTCTGTAACAGAGTGTACGTAATTAACAACTACACACACTGCTCCTGAAAATACTGGTCATCCAGTGCAAAGATCACTGCTTCAAATTCATCGCGCTCAATCAATACCGGATGAGTGGCTAAATATTCATTTATCTCTGTCAGAGATAAAGGCAAAGGCACCCCAGCCATTCCAGCATAACGTCGGGCACGGGATATTACCGAATAGGCGTACAACAACTCCTTAAGCACCGGGTCTATTTCTGGTTCCGGTATCGGTGGCAACCTGAGTTTTTCTCGCTTCCATCTTGCCTTTCCCCCCCTTTCTCCCCCGAACTCCGATAACCACCGCTGGGCAGCTATGGCTTTTTTATCGTATCCTGCTTCTGCTGCTCTTTACCCTGGGCGATGCTGGCTGCTTCTGCAAGGATCTGCCAGTACAACTCTGGATTCTGCTTAAGCAGCGCGATCCCTCGTTCTGCCGTATATTCCAGTGCAACCTCAACACCATTAACCAGTTCACCAACCCCTTTCCAGTCTTTCAGCAGATAACGAGCGGCATTATCAATGAGTAAATCATCAACAGAATCCACCTCGGAAACCTTTGAAATATCAAACTCCTTCGTTCCGACGTGCAAACTGGCATCCATTTTCTCAATGTGGCGACGGATTAATGCATTACGGGAGCGATACTGATCGTTATCGCTGCTTGCCACCAACAGTTTTAACCCGTCTACAGGTTTTAAGTCCTTCATTGGCGTAAACCAGCGTTCTCCACCAATGATAATTTTCTGATTAAGAATAAACATCCATAACCTCATTCAATGCGTCCCCCTGTAGGGCAGTACCACAGGAGGAATAACGGAAAATCAACTAATCGCCTCAGCACTGGCTTTTGCGATCACGGCAGCCGGGGAATTTTTTTTTCTGGTTATCGTAGGTGCTTCATCTGCTGCGGTAATGCTCAATTGAACCTGGATAATGTCGCTATTACCCCCATCAGGCCATTCACCTGACACCTGAACCTTCGGGAAACTGAAAGTGTATGCCCCCTCTCCATTCGAAAGCGTGAAGCTGAACGGAACTGTTTCTCCAGTCAGTGTTTTACTCCAGATTTCCCACGCGGCTTTAGACCATGAAAGCGTCACCGTACCGGACGGTGTAAAAGTAGTCGGAATATTTGCTCCTGCATAAGGCGAGCCAGTCCCGATACAACGCTGTGTCTGGAGTTTGTTATCGAACTGAATATCAAAACTGTCGATACAAAAACCGTTACCTCCGGCAACACCATTCAGGCTTACTGCTGAAACCTCCTTAAACGAATAACGTAGCTTTCCTGCACTATCCACAGGTTCGCCTTTGATAAAATTCGTATCATCGGCCTTTGATTCCCAGTCCAGTCCGGCAAAGGTTACGGTCGCTGTAATATCGCCGTCGTTAGGGATCTGCATTTTCCATGAGCCAACCTGCGCTCCTCTGACGACAGAGGCAATTCCGACATCGGACGCATAGGTCGCCAGAGAAAATGTTATTCGCTCATTCCCCATTGTCAGAGAATCGCCTGACCATTCCGCGCCGAAACAGGATGCAAGAAAATCATCATGTTGACCCCAGCGAAATTTGGTACCAACATCACCGCCGACATCCACAGTGCCAGGCGTCGCCCCCTGAGCCATCCGGGAGCCACCAATCTCATTATTTTCGCCTTTATTCTGGGTGGGTTTTACTCCCCAGCTTGTGCGTTTTAATAAACTCCAGTCACCACTTGCTGGCGTAGTGCCTGCAACCGTCTCCCGGATAAATGCCGAGATAACCTTTGCACCTGAACTCACAGGAGCCTCCTATGTCATTAATTGCGCTAGAGCGCGCGATATGGAATTTGAAGATTAAGCTGGAACCAGCCATTCTTTTCGCCAACGGCTATTGAGGAAACAGCCTGGTAACTGAGACGATCGTCATCCTGAAACTCAAACAGTTCCCGCAATTTATCGGCTGTCTCAGTAATGAGTTTTGAACCAGAACCTGCGGGGACAAATAACTGAATAATGATTATCCCCGTGCGATAAACAATCGGCCCCGCGCCAATTTCATTAACTCCAGCCTGCCCGGGAATATTACTTAACCGCGCCCAGATTAACTTACCGGAAGGATCGAACGTTGGCGCGTTCGGATACAATACGTCTTTTCCATCAATAATCGTCTGTGCCGTCATTCTGGAAATAACCGTATTTCTGATTTCAGTAAACGTCATTTGTAAGCCTGTAAAACACCATGAAAAGCGTTGGCATACACGCCAGTTGGCGCTTGTTGTGAATAACCGTTTTCAAGAGCCTCTGCATAAGGAAGGTTATTCTGGATATAAATAACTCCGTAATTTGCAGCTTTCGAAATAACCCCGATCCCACGCTGAACAGCAATCGTACCGTTCGGATCCACGTTATCAGATATACCAAAATCGGGATGCTGTAACGACACCAGGTTGTTATTTCTGAAACGTCCGGTATCAACCGGAGCAGCAATATCAATAGCAGTAAGAATCTGAATAGCGATGTAGCGAATCTTCAGCCCTACATCTTCCTCAATCATCCCGGCAAATATTGACGGTTCTATATCCCATGCCTTTGCCATTTACGCTCTCCTTAACTGGATAGAGTAAACTGATGCGGAAGGATCTACACTTGCTGTAATTACCTCGTATCGTTGTAACTGCCTTGATACAGGATCATAAATCTCAATAATATGGTCGACAGCTGGTTTATCCGTAACCTCGCATACCAGAGCGGTTAATTTAAGGTCACCATGCAAAATATTAATCCCATCAATTCTGCCCAGCTTATAACGTGTCAACACGCCTCGCCCGGTATAGATTTCGGTGGATTCGCCGCCAGTTTCCGTCACAGGATCCCAGTGCCGGTGCGTAACGTAAGAACCAGAAAAATCACTCACGGCGTCCGCTAAATCCTCATCAAAAGCAGCGGCAACCTCTGACTGAATCTCTTCACGAAGCCCCATTATCCCCCCCTCACAACCCTGACTTGTGAGCGACTAAGTCCGTACGGTTTCAGCAGTGCTATCGCAAGCTGTAAATCGGGTTCAAGCAATGCAGTGCTGTTTGCTGGCAACTCAGAAAATGATTTCGATACACTGACCCCGTCAGCCGACACGGCTTTACTGATAACAACGCCAGAATCATTTTTCTGCTGAAACAACTTACCGAATGAGGCAATTCTGGCTGCATATGCTCCCGCAAGTTTTACCTCTTCCGGAATACGGGATGGGTTAATTTTCAGGTTGAAGCCATTAAGCCAGGCATTAGCCATTAAAACAGCTTTATTTTTAGCGTTCTCACTCGTCCAGGCGTTCCCAAACGCATTATCAACGTCATCACAGGTCACGTAAGTGATCATGTGTTACTCCTGAGTTTTCCAGCCCATAGCCTTCCAGTTGTCAACTTCATCAGGATGAACATTAGCGATAGTTGGTGCGCCGGGAAACATCTGATAATCGGTCACCATAACCACTAACTCAATTTGCGTTTTTTGTGCGGCTTCACGCTGTGCTCTTTGCTCTTTAGTTAATCCGGCCATATGCCCCCCATTAAAAATGGGGCCGAAGCCCCGTTTGAATGTTTAACCAAGAATCAGACAACCATGTGCCGGCTTCACTGATGAAACACCCCATGCCAGTCCAACTTCATAGCGCACCTGGCGATACTGACGATACAGTGCAATCTGGAACGTAATCCCTGAAATCGGGTCCGTAACATTCATTACATCATCAGCATTATCGCCACCTTCCGGCATTGCCGGAGGACGGGATGCCAGCAGAAACGCGTTGCGATCAAACGCCATATTTGCAGTAAAGGAGCCAACAACTGTGATTGCAGTATCATCGGCCAGATCCTGACGCAGTCCGGGCGCTGCAAGAGTAATCAGATTGCTGGTCGCTGCTGCCACAACATACTGATTCGGATCGCCAGCGAACGTAACAATCTGACCTGCAGAAATACTCCCCGAACCAGTATCAATGGAAATAAGAACATCGCCTTCTTTTTTCTCGCCATTCACGAGATAACCAGTTGCAGCAACCTTTGGCGCTCGTTTTACACCTGCCGAACTGTGAATATTGAATCCCTCCAGACGCCCCAACACGCCCTCACGCAGTAGCTGTTCAGTGCCGGATTCATTCACTTTAAACAGTACAGACTGTTTTCCGCGCAAATTAGCAATGGCAGTGGAGCCAAGCACCATCTGCAGATCGGTTGTCGGTGCGCCGTTATCCTCCAGAACCTGACGAGCCAGAGCAGCATCAGAAAGATCATCTTTAACACCAAACGGCGTTGTCCCTGCGGTTCCCACGGCGCGGGAAGCACCGAAATACAACGCACCAAGATCAGCCTCAACCTCGTTTGCAAGGGCGCGAAAAGCCTGCTTGAACTGATCAGCCAGAATGGTGTTGTAAGTCCCTGAAGGGCCAAGAGCCAGTTGTTCTTCACCATTCCATTTAACCGGTGCCATTTTGGATTTAGTAATTTTCACATCAACAGTGCCAATATTTTGATCACCGGTATTCGGAGCTGACGGCCCCGGTACGATATCTTCGGTTTTCGCCTCAGGCGCAACTGGCGCGGTTACCGTCTGATCTTTTGCTGCGGCGTCAGCTTTTGCGTTTTTAGCTACCGCAGGGATAAAACCTACCTGCTCACGGGATACAATATCCAGGGCGGTATAAATAGTCGGGATCAACCCGGTCAGGGTATTTCCAGCCATAATTAAATATTCCTTAAAAATTTGCGTAATTGTGAATAGATGGAGTAATGAGCTATCCAGCCCTGACACCAGCTCCCATCCGGAAGCTGACAAATGTGTTAATCAACAATTGTGATACCGTCTTTCAATGCGTTTTGCTTACCTGCAACATCCAGTGCATCAAAAGCAGAGCGTTTCATCGTTTTCTGACCAACATCATGCTGTGTCGGACGGGAGCCGCCGCCATTGTTGCCACTGGCTTTCAGGATGTAGTCTTTCTGAGGGTAATTTTCGACGAGGAACTCCAGCGCCTCATCAAACTGCGCCAGTTCGCCAGGCTTCGCGCGGGAATAAATTTTGTTGCCGGAAGCGTCATAAGCAACGATCTTCCCTTCTTCCACTTTGAATGCCTGCCCGAAGCGGGCTTGTAATAAATCTGCCGGGATCGCAATTTTATCGGCAATATATTTTGAACCCGCAAAACTACCGCCAATCATAGAATCGTAAAGCTGCGTCTCCAGCATCTGAGAGCGTTGCTTTTCTTCATCTAATTGCTGCTGAAAATTTTTCGTAATTTCTGCCTTAACCTGGTCAACCTGTCCCGCATCGATCAGCTTTTTCTGGTCGATTTTTGACAGCATTTCCAGTGCCTCGATCGCCTTCTTCGGGTCTTCGATAGCGGCAAACTTAGCCAGTTTTTCCTCTGCAGCTTCTTTAGCCAGGCGATGATTTTTTGCCTCGCCATTAAGCTCTGTAATTTTTTTTATCGCCAGCGGTGCATCGAAGCCGATTTCTTTACCATCGTCGTGCACATAAACTGGCAGGCCAGCAGTATCGATTTCTGCGTATTGTTTTCCGTTAATCTCGACCGTTTTCAGTTTCATATTAGTACCTGGTTTAAGTCTTCCGACAGTTACGCTGCTCACCATCCGGATCGCAGCAATAAAAAAGGCCACCCGAAGGTAGCCTGTTGTAATAAATGATTTATTTAAATCCCTGCTTTTCTGAATACCTGTGCATCACGCTCACGGAGTTGCTTCAGCGTCAGCCATTCGCCTTTATCGGTGTAAAATTCATCTGGCGACATACCGCCATCCCGAATCAGCTTTGCCCGGGTTTCCCCCACAATCTGTTTTTGTCTGGTGTAAGGCTGACGCAAAAACCATTCCCTGTAGGTTGTATCTCCGGCCACCACGCCATCCATGCTGGCCCGCTCAGCCGGGGAAATATCACGAACATCAATACCCAGTTCCTTCGCTGATTTCAGAATGAACGTTTCCGTTGAGCGGCAGCAGAAATGAATTTTTCCCGGCCCATGCAAATAAGGCACACTGTGACCTACAGGTTTATTATCCAGCGTATATTTGAGGAGATCCCTGATTCGACATTGTGGCGTAGTACGATTATCAAGCGTTGATAACCATTGCTTACCCTTAATCAAATCATTATTCGCGCTGGCAAAACTCTCACGGGCAGTAGCAGCAAGATGTCCAACCGCTGTTTTTGCAATGCTGGCCGCATTAGCCCGGCTCATCTGCAATGCACCATCCTGAAATCCCTTGCTGACATGTCCCCGAATTTTTCTTGCGATCTGCTCATTGGTATCCCCCAGCAAAAAACCCTGACGCACCGTATTTGTTATGCGTCTGAGCCGATCCGCCTCAAGATCCAAGGCCCACTCACTGAGCAGTCGTCCCTGGAATGGTCGCGCCATTGCAGCGGCGTAAAGTGCATCAGAAGATATACCAACCAGAGGGTGAACATCAGCAACAAAATCAGGTAGCAGAGAATCAAACAGACTTAACTGATAACCAGCCTCATAAATTGCCAGCTCGTTCAGCTCTCCGGAGAGACTGGTAAACATGCTGTTAATAGCAGCGCGGTTAACCTCTCTGACACTCGCCAGAAGTGACTCCAGGCGCGTAACGGTAAAACTACCAGGATCGAGGCTGTCCAGTGCTACCAGCAGGCGAGCTGTAAGCTCCGCATCGCTGTCATTCAGTATTTTCACCATTCTGGCAGCCACACCAGTGCTATAGCGGGATATCCAGACTGCATGAGCAATTGATTCATCACGCAGCCGTTCATTCACGGTTTGCATCATTGATTTCCATCAGCATTACACTCTGATTTTTTAATTCATCGATCACTTCCTCTGGACGGGAATCCTGATCGATAAATTTCAACGCCTGCAACACCCGAACCGCATCAATCTGACGTATATCACCGCCCTGACGCAATGACTGAACAGCCAGCGCGGAGGATGAGTCAAACACCTGGGCAGATACATCCAGTTCAGTGCGCACATCCACATTGCCACCGCAACTCTCTCCGCTCCATTCCGCCATTATCTGGAGAATATTATCGAGGGCATCTTCGAGGGAGTTCGCCATTGTATAAAGCGGCGAGTGTTCCTGCATCCGCTCTTCATTAGTCTGATCAACAGATTTGGTGGATGTATTTTCAGCCCGCAGAAGTTTAGCGCCGGCATGACGCATCTGATTTTCCAGCTTCTCAAGTGATGTTTCGCCAGATTCTATCGCTGCGCCACTATGTTCAACATATTCGAGGCCATTTTTTGTTCTGTCCTCAAAAATCGTAGCGGTGGATGCACCAACCGTCAGTTCTTCATTCCTGTCCAGCCCGTAGGCCACCAGCAATGGAACGCGGGCAACATGAAGAATATTGTCCTGCTCGCTCTGGCTTTGCCAGTGCTTGATATTCAGCAAGCCAAGATTAAGCAATGGCGGTGTACCACGCATAAACCCTGTTTTCTTCGTATACAGTGTTACCAGAGGAATATCATCACGGCTGGTATTCCATGACTCATGAAGCATCCAGACAGATTCGCCATTAGTACCTTCGCTGCGTCGATAAATTTCTACTCGACGGGGCATAATATGGCGGATCTGCTCCACCTTCTTCTGCCCGAAATCATCACCATCAATAATGATGACCTCTTTTATACGCAAATCAGTGAGAACAACTTTCCCTTTTTCAACTTTCGATTTCCATCCAATAACCTGGCGTGGATTCAGCATCGTAACGTACGGGCGACCACCGGCCGCGTTTTCATCGGCTTTTGTCCGAATCTCGTTCATATCCGTTCGTGGATAGTCCACCAGCGCATGTGCCACACCATACTGAAATGCGAGACTGAAAAATTGCTGCGCCCACACATCCAGTCGGCTCCCCTCCATGTCGATATTTTCTGCATATTCCCTGATTTTTTCCGGCGTTTCCTCACTCAATACTGTCGGCTCTGCAAATATGCGCCCAATATTTTGTTTGATGCTTTCTTCATACACAGGAAGTAGCGTAGCCACAGACAGGCGTTTTTTATAAGCGTCTTCATCTTCATTAGGCCATTTGGGGAGATAATTTTCCCCCTGCCTGCGCATTTCAAGCGTACCGCCCATCAATGCGTCGTTAATATCCCACGCCTCCAGCATATCGTTATAGTCGAGGTTGGGGGTTGATATATCAGCCATAATTAAATCCGAAGTGATGTGACTCTTCCGGTCGGTTTGACAATAGGGAATTGCTTAACGATGAAATAACCTCCGGCATCATTCGGGTGATCATTGCCAGATTTTTTATCAGGCTCCCCCTTATCATCCCAGACCTGTTGCTCCAGAGATTCGGCATATACCGGACAACGCTTCACATTAACTTTATAGCGACGCTCACCATTGGCATTGCAGAACATTGCATTCATTGAGTTAACGCGATCTTTTACTGGCGGGTTCGAGCTGTTCACCACAACGTTAAAACCTGCCTGCTTAAGCTGGGCTATATCCGTCGTACTTGCGTTACTTGATTTTCTGGAATCTCCGGAAGCATCTGGATAAATATAAATCTCCCTCACTTTCCGGTAATCATGCCCGTCATACGGCCAGAAGCGTTCTTTAATGAGGCGGATCATATCCGGCGTATCGTAGGCATTGATGATTTCAGTTACCGCACATGGAAGCCCCAAACGCAGCACATGGACGATTCCCGCCATCTTTCCAACGTTAAAATCCATCCCAATATAAATCGGCTCCCCTGGCTGCTCCACTTCTTCGCAATTATTCAGTTTCCGGTCAAACTGATGGTAAACAGTACCACTTGTCAGGTTAGTAAACCGTCCTAGAAGATAGGCTTTAATCAACCCTGGAGGGTATGATTCAAGAAGTGAAGGAATGTAATCTGCTGGCAGGTTCTTTTCATTATCGAAAGTAGATGCCTGCACCAGACCATACAGTGAGGCCAGCTCTGTTTTTTCACGCACGGCTTTAACAAACTGCTCGTAGACAAATTTGAATCCTTCCGGCGTGGTTGTAACGTCAATACCGTTGCGAAGTCCATCAATCTTATAACGCATACGCGCAATTATCTTGCGCCACGCCGTTCTGGCTTTTTCCTTCGGCAAAATATCCAGTTCATCCACCAGCGCATTACCAATTTTGAAACCGACGATCGTTTGTGGCTTCTCCATCGATCTGCAGATAGTGGTTCCCCGATACTGGCGTCCGTAATAAAAGTGAACCTCTTTATTTCCCTCATTAATTTTTACGTTCAATCCCCAGTCAGCAGCAACTTCTTCCACTGTAGGGTAAAAAATATCGCGAATTTGGGGATACGTTGGCGCAAAATATCCCTGATTTATACCTGGATGCTCCCAAATCCCCTTGCATATGCCGCCACACCCAACCCATGTTTTGCCCGAGCCAAAACCAGCAATATAGGCTTTAAATTTATGGGGCATTGAAAGAAATCGCGCCTGAGGCACATTAAGCGTCGGAGAGATCATCTTCATCACTCCTTAATCTGGCATCAACCACATTAATATTGATCGCCACAGGCTGGGGATGTTCATTATCCTCCACCGTTTCGATCTCTTTGCGCAGCTTCTGGTTTTCTATTCTGCGCCGTTCAATTTCCAGTTCCTGTAGCCGTTTATCTGCACATAATGCCCCGCCAGCAGAAAGCAAACGCAACAATTCACGCCGGGCGGCAGCCTTATCCTCCAGCAGGATCTCAACACCGTATTTTCCGAGCTTTGACCCTGCATATAATTGCCGCGCATCCCCATCAAGCAGTGTGGTATCAGCCATATAAAGCTGTCCCGTTCCCTCACCGCAGCACTTCGGGCAATCCGGATTGGGTATGGCGTTATCAACAAAGCCGAGGCCTCCATATTCCGGCTCGGGTTTACCATCTCTGGAGGCCTGTGCCGCAGCCTTATCGAATTCTGCAATATCACGCCACTGGTAGAGATGATTCTCGCCCCAGCAATAACGGCAGTTAACACGGCGAAATTGTGCCAACTGATTGGGGTCGGCCTGGACAATGGCCATCAACTGGCTCACCAGTAAATCCAGGTCTGCGGTATAGCGTTTCTGGTACTGATTGCGGAAGTAGCTGATAGCACGATAAACCCTGGCATTTCTAAGCATACGGCTGGCGTTGCTGTTAGCTGTCGCACCTTGCCCCTCATAACCAGCCAGTCGGTATGCCTCTGTCGGCTTTTTCCCCTGAGCAACCAACATGGCGAATTTTGCCTGCTGGTCAGAAATACCGAATTCATCGGGGCAGAACGAAATTTCTTCCGTGTCCCCCTCAATCAGGAGTGCATCGGATACAGCCTTTTTTTTCTGAGATTTTCCGTTCTGCCTTTGCGCAGTCTGCGCAGTTTTTTTTCGCGCACTTTTTTGCGCAGTTTTGCGCATTTCTTTCTGCGCATTTTTCGGAGTTTTTTTGATGTAACGACGGGCTGTTGCGTAGTTCAGTCCCCTTGCTTCACACCATGCCACCGGAGATATACCGGAGCGGGTGTATTCAGCAATATACTCCTGCTGCAACGCCCCCCAGTCCGGTCTGCTCATCAGTTAGTCCTGATTTTTATCCACCCTGAGTAGTTCGCGCAGAGCAAAGGCATCCCCTTTTCTGGCAAGCTTAAACAATGCCGCTCGTAACTCGGCTTCACCTTTCGCTCTGCCCTTACGGATGGCCGCATAAAAATCTGTCATTGCTTCCCGATTTTCTTTCAGTCGGTTCAGATCAACATCCAGAACGTCAGCGATTTGTTGTGCAGTCATCCGGCACGCTGCCAGAGACTCGACTTTCGAATACGGAATCATTTGTCACCCCCATTGATATGCAGGGTGTCTTCTTCCTGTATTTTTCGTGAAGGATTTTTACTGCAGCGTTGTTCCAGGTGACCTGATGGTGAATGCGTTTATGGCTGGCACCCATCAGTGAGATTTTTACGCACGACGGCGCATACATGACGGAGTAAAAACTTTTAACGTAGGTTCCGGAATCCAGATACAGCTCGGTCATTCCGCCGCTGTTTTTCTGCGTCTGTTTCTGCCCTAACTGGACAGCACCGATCGTCATAAACAATTCACCACAGCGACCGAGATTCGTGTACGTATTCACATCCTCGTTAATGCGCCCCATGAATGAGAACGGTCGATCAACCGAACAGATAAAGCTGTTCATTGCCTTGCGTTTCACCCACGAAGCATGGCCGCCATTGTCACCAAGAAAATCCCCGCCCTGCGACATAGCGATGGAAAGCGCGGGTATTGATTCGTAATACGCCAGCATTTCAGAAAGGATCGCATCCAGTTTCCTTATCGGGAAATAGGCCTGGTCATAGTTGCGATCCACCCGAAACTGGAACTCGTGATAATCATCATCGAGCTGAATGAAGTATTTACACCCGACCAGTTTTGCCAGGTCGAAACAGGCATTACGGGCGTAAAAAATTGAGCGGCGGTCACCAAAATTATCGGCTTCGTCAAAACGACTGGCAATATCGGCTTTGGAAAATACCAGCACCTGTTCACCAAATTCAGCCATGTACTGATGCCGTGTCTTATCTTCATCATCAACAACGATAAAAATTTTCCCGGTATAGCCAGCACGACGCAACGTCCGGTAAGTCAGAACTTTGTCCGGTCGCCCGTGAGTCAGAATAAAGGCGCAAAAATCATCACGCATATTCCCCCTCCCCGCTATGCATGATCGCCACCATGCGCTGCGTCATTCGGACAAATCCATTTTCAATAGCCTGCTGATAATCAATGATCACCAGCGCCGACTCCTCGAAAAGGCACTGAATTTCAGCGGGGGCATGAGCGTAATAGTCCGCAATTCTGCTGAAATTAAACACCGTGTGACGTTCTGCCGCACACAGGAGGAATTTCTCAATATCAGGATCAAGGGACGCCGAACGTATCCGGCTGATCAGCTCCTGAGTTTTCGTATCGTCGTACAGTTCACTGATATCCGGTTTACCGCCCGACGGCTCATAAACAGGCGTATCAATTTTCGTCGTATACGGCTCCTCCTTATTTCCTGTACCGGGCAAAACATCCGTCAACAGTTCATCAATTTCTGTCGGGCCGAAGCCTGTCAGGGAGACATCAAAATCAGCATTGATTAGGTCCGACAGCTCCATCCGCAATAGATCTTCATCCCAGCCAGCATTCATCGGTAGGCGATTATCTGCCAGGCGGTACGCCTTTTTCTGCTCATCCGTCAGGCCAGACAGAACAATGACCGGAACAGAATCCATTTTGAGCATTTCAGCCGCCATAACACGACCGTGACCCGCAATAATTTCGCCCTTTTCGTCAATCAGCACCGGATTAGTCCAGCCGAATTGCTTAATACTTTCTACCAGTTGTGCCACCTGCTCAGTACTGTGCGTCCTGGCGTTGTGCGCATACGGTGACAATTCTTGTAATGGGCGATAGACTATCTTTAATTTCTCGCTCATACAGCCTCGCTTTATGAATAAAAAAGCCCGCTATCGGCCAGTGCGCTGGGTGCGCGGCGGGTGCTGATAACGAGCTTTGACATTATCGCAGCCCCTCACACTGAAGGGCTGCTGTAATGCCTGTTACTCAGTAACAACTGCGCCTTCCGGTAATTTCATACCGGCAAATACCGGACAACCAGGATGACAATCATCTTCTGTTGCTTCCAGCATTGACTCACCAAACCACTCCGTCGTGGCGCGACCATCAGCTGCTTTGTAGTGGATCAAGTACTGGTTTTCGCCATCCGCATACTGCGCGCGGGCTTTAACCTCCCCCCATTCATCACTGATGCGCATCTCCACCAGTTGAGACAACTCAAACTTAAACGGAGCAGCATCAGCACCAATTACAATCGGTTTGTTTTTTGTTTTTTCCATCATCGTCTCCTGATATCGAAGCCCGCCGCCGCACCGGGCGCTGATCAACATTTGAGTATTCGCAGCGAAAGAAAGAATTTATTTTATTGAGTAGCCACAAACACAGAATTTCGTGCTTTCCAGACGATGGCGCATCCTTCATTTTTCAGCAAAATATTCTGCTCTTACAGGCGATAAGTTCTGCAGACACTGCCGAACACCGTCAACAATTTCGCAGACCTGAGAAGCCGTATCGAAAAGCTGGCGCGCCTTATCCAGGCTAACGCATCCCACCAGGAAAAAAGGCACCAGTATCGCTACCAGTGCCCATTTCGCCGCCGTTCGCGGCATTCTGTGTGTCCAGTGTTTTCTGCTCATAACACACCTGGTTATCAGCGTTTCAACTGAAAGTGAGGCCCGTCTTTCAGTGTTTTCCAGTCCCCGCCCCATTCGATGGCAGTTCCCAGCTCTGCGGCAGCCTTCTTAAATGCCTGCGCGATTTTCTCGTACAGAGGCCAGTCCCATGACACCTGGCTGCCAACCCAGGCAACAACATCCACCGCATCACCGGTCAGGTGGCGGCTGTTCATGGTCTGGCTTTTCCCTTCCGCGACCAGCTGTTTCTGGCGTTCTTTCGTGCGCAGCCCTTCCGTAATACCGAAATCAACCTCCGTCAGCTCCAGCGCACGGCGAACGACAGCAACCAGCTGTGGTTTAACGCCCTCCAGATTTTTTTCACTGCGACGGCTGAATCTGAATTTACCCGACATATTCACCTCAACAATGGAAAGATTTTTGTGACGTTCCCGCGTGCGCGTATCACCAGCACGCAGAACAGCAGGTTAAAAAACACTTCCAGCCAGCCCGTTGCTAACGGGCGACCACACAGATAGCTGAGGGGCGCAAAGGCATACAGCAGCATCAGCAGCCACGCCAGCCATGACATCAGCGGTTTATGTCTGGAATCACGGCGACGATAAAAAAAGAGCGTCAGCACGATAACCGTGCATAACGCTACATTCAGCAATCCGGGAAGGTTACTTAACATTGCCGCCTCCTCCACCCCGCAGACGGGAGAACAGGCCGGACACCAGTGATGCAATATCCTGCTGGTGGATGAACGAGAGAATCTTCACCGACACCACTGACACCAGCACTGCACACAGTGCGTCGACAGGCGCACCGTCAAACCCTGTATGCTTTACCAGCCAGGATGCCAGAACCTCTGCGCCCAGCACGCCGATAATGAACGACACCAGAAAATGCGCCGCCACACGCCAGGCTGAAAGCGCCTGCGGCATCGTTGCCACAAATAACGCCCCGGCGAACGCACCAAACACAATCCCGAAATCCGTTCCGGTAAACAGCCCGAATACCGTCGCCCCGCCGAGCGCCACAGCCGTACCGGAACCGGATAAGGGTTCAGACATGCTTTTTCCTCCCACAAATAAAAAAGGGCCTCCAGCGGCCCGTAAAAACACCCTGTCAAAGGCACCCGCAGATGCCTTTTGTGTGGTGTTATCTGATGTGATGTGCGCCGGGCGCGGCGCGGATATGAAAAAGGCCCGCCGCAGCGAGCCTGTTTTCAATGAGTGCAAAATTCAATTATTCTTGAGTAACACTTAAACTCATCTCATTGAATGCAGCCATCCTGTAACCTGCCGGTGTAACACCAAAATAACTCCTGAATACGCTGATAAAATAAGATGTAAAATTATAGCCGCACTGAGCAGCGATTCTGTTGATGGCGCAACGAGATTGATTCAACAGCATTGCTGCCATTCTCATTCTCTCTGTAAGCAACAACTCACTGAAACAGGTGCCTTCTTCTTTCAGTCTTTTTTTTAACAAACTTTCACTGATACATAACCGCGAAGACACATCTCTCAGAGTCCAGTTTGCTGCAATGTCCGTACGAAACAATGCACTAAGCCTGTCACTAATATTGCTAATACACGCGGTCAGAAACGACGAAAACATCTTCTCTGATGAGAAAAACGCCAGACACGAAAAGGAAAGCATTTCCGCTAAATTGTCCGTATGAATCTTTTCCTCACAAAGATAATCAATCAGGATGCCCATCAATTCTGCCTTCGGAAAACTCACGCAAAGATATCGTGGTATTTGCCGGACTAAAACTACATCCTGTTTTTCGTCTCCACACAACAGGTAACGGCTAATTGTCGATTCACTGAGACTTATTCGCCGAAAACATTCCGAAAAGGGCAATAACGATCCAGCTCCCCCCCTGACAAGAAGTGCACTACCACTTTCAAGAGAGAGCTCTTTTCCTTCAAAGAGCACAACAAACGGGGAATGAACAAAAACAACAGAACAGGCTTCATTCATATCAATTGCCCTGACATTACTGGTCACAAGATAAGTATATATCGATTTACAAAAATACAAGCCGAAAGACCAGTATTCGCAACCACCAGCACGTTTTATGTTCTCTGCCGTTTTTCGGACATAAAAAACCCGCTCAATGGCGGGTTGTATCAAAGTTCATGCGCTTGGTTCACCTCGCGATACAGCTTTGCGAAGCTTAGCAAAATTGAAGCGGTTTATGCGTAAAAAATCAAGCCGTTTTTTGAGCGAATGATTCTCGCATAGGAATGTATAGCGCATACTCAGCAACGGCCAACCAATTAGCAATTCGCTTTTCGCATGTGCTAAAACACCACTCTGGGTGTGCATCATTTAGCAATTCAGCCATTTTGCGTTTGGTCATCCCCCGCCCCTCATACCGTTGACGAAGGACGCTAATCAATCCTGGATGCTCTGCCAGCACCTCACTTATGACCCGATCAATACATAACGCCTCTGCATCAGTACAATGCGCCAGCCAGCTCTTTTGCTTACCGTTAATCATATCCCGCAAAAAAGCCTCAAGTTCAGACTTGTTCAGACCTGCTTTTTTCATCCTCCGGAGCGCCTCGTTAATTGCCGTTTTTGTCAGCTTTTTAGAGGCCAACAACTGGTTGAACATATTCCCCGTCTTACCGCCGCCAATATACGACCAGCGCCCCCACATGCGCAGTTTTCCCTGAATCCAGACACTTTCCAGCGTGGTGAGACGAAGGTGTTCCCCGCTTTTGCCTGTATTTGTTGGGTAAATCATAAATAACCTTCCTTTCTCCAGATTTCTTGCGTGCGAAAAACACCTTCTGCATGCATCAGGCGTAATTCTTCTTTGGTGTAATCGCTTGTTTTTCCCCGCCCGTCGATTAAATCGTGGCACGAGCTACAGGCAATCGCTGCCTGCATATCGTGTGGCTTTATCGCCGTTCCGCACGTTCCCGCCAACCTGTAATGCGCCAGCACAGAAGTTTCGGGATTGTGATTGCAGTAGCCAGGGATTCTGACCTGGCACATCTGGCCCCGCGCCGCTTTACGTAAATCCACCATTACGCAAACTCCAGTAGCTGCGCGGCCACATTTTCGACTTGTTCCGGAGAGGAAAATTTACGGAACAGAATCCAGTTCCACAGCACATTCAGTACAGATTTATAAACCTGCTGAAACTCGGTTTCGTCCATATTCGCAAACGCGATGGATTTCGCCCGACGCCCACGACTACCGTCCGGATAAATATGCTCGGTGTAAAATCCGGCCTGAATGGTTACCCACTCGCGGAAAGCCTCAAACGACTTTAGCAATGCCGTATCACGGGTTCTGTGTGTCGCAACTGTATTCAGATATTGCTCTGCGGCTTCGCTCAGAGCTGGCGTATGTTCCCGGCCTACTGATTCACACAGGTAATCAACGAAACCGGACACCAGTTTTCGTTCGCGAGGCGTGATCGCCCCACCGACCGGAGTCCAGTAATCGAAACCCAGTTGCAGGAGTTTGAAAAAACGCTTGTGGAATGCGTAGTTACGCACACGCTTAAAGTCTGCGTGTATCCACTCACCTATTTTGATTTGATGCAGAAAATCGCAACTCTCCGGCGTCGCCGGGAGAAGTAAACCAGAAGAAGTTTGTTTGACCAGTTGTATATGCGCCATTTCTCAATCTCTCGATGGCGCAGTGCAGCAGATGCCAGCTGTTCAGGCTGACGAATGAAGTATAAATAAACTGGCTCCAGTGTAAAGCCCCCACATTGATGGAATAAAAACCAAACAACAGATTGCTGGGATAAAAACAACGCTTATTATTAAAAGCGGTTAAACAAATTAAATTTTAATGTTATGCAAATCTACCAGATCACCATAATATCTCATTTGAAAACCACTGAAATAACAACCCTATCAGGATTAATCATATTAAGGTGAGTAAATATGGAAAACAACAAATCTGCACATTACGCTCCTTTTTTATCTGTAATACTTTTTGTTTTATGCTGTGCGTGGGCATTATTTTTATAAAAATATTTACAGATAAAATAAACCCGCCAAAGCTGGTTAAGTGTGGGTGCGTTGAGGATGCATAATACATCAGAGGTGGCGAGGGATTTCTCCCTCGCCCGGTCTCTTACTCCTCAGGTTCGTAAGCTGTGAAGACAGCGACCTCCGTCTGCCCGGTTCGGATTCGTACCTCACAGAGGTCTTTCCTCGTTACCAGTGCCGTCACTATGACGGTTAAACAGATGACGATCAGGGCGATTAACATCGCCTTTTGCTGCTTCATAGCCTGCTTCTCCTTGACCTTTCGGTCCGTAAGAGGCTAATCTCTATGTGTCGCATAGATATGGCCTCAGATTAATGTTAAACGTCTTGCAGGACGCGTAATGTTAACTGGGGCTTTTCTCTATCTACCTTTGGTGATCATGCCCGAGGCAGATAGCCTCAAGCACCCACAGCAATTCTAACTATCCAATACATCACTGCCAACACTTTAAACTCTTACCCTTTAAAACAAGAACAAAATTCAACCAATCAGCATTGGGCGTATACTCATATCCTAGAGAAAACAACTCTTTCTGTACTATTTATATCCATATGATTTATAAGCATTTGCCACTTGCCATAGCCGCACAATGACAGTTTGCCATTTGATGTCAATAGATAAAAATGATCGTTTTCAATGAGTTACATACTTGCAAGGCGTTGCACATCAGGCCCGATTACGTCAGTATCAAAAGATTACAGATGGTGCATTACTGCCACCTCGCCTTAATGTTCCAGAACTCTCCAACTTGAGGAATTTTCAATGACATCCTTTCAATTATCTTTGATTTCTCGTGAAATTGACGGCGAAATAATACATTTACGTGCCAAAGATGGTTACATAAACGCCACATCAATGTGTAGAACTGCGGGCAAACTGCTCTCTGATTACACTAGACTCAAAACTACTCAAGAGTTTTTTGACGAATTATCACGCGATATGGGAATTCCCATATCGGAGTTAATTCAATCATTTAAAGGTGGAAGACCTGAAAACCAAGGGACATGGGTGCATCCTGACATCGCTATTAATCTAGCGCAGTGGCTATCGCCCAAATTTGCAGTCCAGGTTTCAAGATGGGTTCGTGAATGGATGTCAGGGGAAAGAACTACAGCAGAAATGCCTGTACATTTAAAACGGTACATGGTTAATCGTAGTAGAATTCCTCACACGCACTTTTCTATTCTTAATGAACTGACATTCAACTTGGTTGCACCTCTTGAACAAGCAGGGTACACACTCCCAGAAAAAATGGTTCCTGACATTTCACAAGGAAGAGTATTTTCACAATGGTTAAGAGATAATAGAAACGTAGAACCCAAAACATTCCCTACCTATGACCATGAATATCCCGATGGTCGCGTATACCCTGCAAGGCTGTACCCAAATGAATATTTAGCAGATTTCAAAGAACATTTTAACAATATTTGGTTGCCGCAATATGCCCCGAAATACTTCGCTGACCGGGACAAAAAGGCTCTCGCCTTGATTGAAAAAATTATGCTACCTAACCTCGATGGCAATGAACAGTTCTAAATGATTAGCCAGCCCCATAAGGGCTGGTTATTTAGTATTATCAACCCCAGCGGCAAATCGAATACACCACCAGCGCCACCGCCATCGCAATTCCTACCGTTGTGAATGCTTCAGACCAGGTCATCGTAAAACATCCTCCACGCTTATAAGTCCGCTTCGCTCCAGGTAGTCCATCACTTTATCCGGCAATTTGCAGCCCGGTTTCGCTTTCTTAAGTTGACTAACCAATTGTTTAACCAGCATTGTCAATTCGCGAACTTGTTTCCCGGGCTCCCCTTTGCCCTGAAGCAGGGCAGCGCGGCAAGCGTTCCATCCCTCAGCATATGTTTCAGTTACACCATCGAGATGGCATGTAAGCAAATCCATTTCTTCCGGCACTACGGGCGCTGGAAAAACGGCATAGGATGGCGTCCATTTTGGCGCTTTATCTCCAGCCGAACGCTGATACCAGTCATCCGGTTTGTATTCATAAAAATCACCAACTGGCTCTGCTTCCAGAGATGCCAGAGCAATTTTGAATAATTCGCCCTCTACCCATGCCATCCCTGAATTGGGGTGGCATTTCTCAATCGCTATTTTTAATTTAGCTTCTTCGATTAATTGCTTTTTGGTTAATTCAGTCATTTTTCATTACCGCCCTTTCGGGCCGCCTCCTAATATTTTGAGGGTGCAGCCCCCCCCTCCGGTTAAGGATTAAATTTTATTTACAGTGCTAAATTTAATTATTCAGATTTGGATTATGATTTCTCTTTCAGTTCACGCAGTTCCCTGATTGTTAATTTGGCTCACAACAGCACATCCTGAAAATTACCCTGATAGAACGCCAGTACACGCTGCATGACTTCGCTCTTCCGGCACTCGCGACAGATTATATTCAGACGCCTGTCATAGCGGCGTATTTCTCCGTCTGGTAATGACCAGATAAGGTCCGGATCAACTACAGCAGGTTTCTTCACCTTTGCCCTCGATAGTTTTTTGCGGGCGTTTTGCCAGTCCTTACGAGCCTGTTCAGAGGGAAATAGCCCGTAGCCGGAGTTATATACATCGCCACTGGCAACCAGCTCTCTGGCGAGAACGCTCATTAAATATCTTGTCGCACCTGTCTTAGCTTCAAGTTGTCGTAACGTCTCGCGCCCATTCTGGCGCACGAGTTCAACAACCTGCCCCTTAATTTTTTCCCGCTCTTCTTGTGTAAATACTTTTGCCATAAGCGCCTCCGGCAATCACTTTTCCGATACAACACAGCGGGAAGAATCAGTAATCTGGCGAACAATATCCCGGTGCTTGTTCAACTCCCGCAGCGCGGCGCAGACACGCTCCCACTTCTGGACATGGCTTTTCGCCCGACGCAGTTTGCGGTTTGCCAGATGCAGCGATGGCAAAATCAAATCATCCGCCCGCGTTTCGGTAAACGATGGCAACGACTGCACAATGTCCGCTACAGTATCTGTTTTAATTTCTTCCTGTGTTGCAGCCTCCTGTACTGGTAACGCAACACCTGCGGGCTGAGGAAAAGCCTTACCATCAGTTTCCGCTACCGATGCTGCTTTCGGCTCTGCTGGTAAATTATCGCCCGGTATGCAGTAACGAAATTTACCGCCCTGATTTACGCGAATCAGACGACCTTTGCTGATGGCCATAGCCAGCGATGAGTTCACCCTGCGGGAAGTAATTCTGAATATCAGTGCAAGTTCATCAGCCGCTTTAGGGCCATGCTGTTCAATCGCCTCGATCAGCATTTGCGCTGTCACTTTAGAAGCCTGTGCTACAGATGCGTTTTCGTCGGTTTGAGTCAACCACCACATCGGGCCCTTGTTATCAGCTTCCCCACGACGCTTCAGTTTCCACAGCTCGTTAATCGCCTCATCCCGGGTCATTCCCAGACGTGCTGCCACTTCCTGGGAAGAGGCTTTTCCCATTGCTTTCAGTGCGTCAAAAACGGTCTCCATTAAAATTTCCTCCCGGTAAAAATTACTTCTCAATTCCTGGCTGACCAACATTCGGGCGCCAGCTCTCCCAGTTAAAATTCACCCATCGCCCGCCGTTCATGGTCATCCGATCCATAATCCTCTCGCCGAGCAATGTTTTCATGGCCTCATAGTTCAGGTTTGTCAGCATCCCCACGCTGCGGATCGACGCTGTCCGGCGATCAACAATCTGGTGCAGTACCACCTGCTCGTTTTTTGTCTCGCGCTGAATGCCAATTTCATCAAGAACCAGCAGATCCACTTCGCACAGTTCCCGCAAAAATTTTTCGCCTGATTGCCCGTCGTCATAGCTGGCGTGTAGAGCACTCATAACATCAGCCACGGTAACCACAATCACTGTCTGACCGTTTTTCAGCAGGCGATTCCCGATAGCCGCCGCCAGATGGTTTTTTCCGGTACCAGGTTTTCCGCTAAACGCAAAATTTGTACACCCGACCATCAGTTCATCGGCGATGGATTTCGCCTGGCTCAACGCGTATCGCTGGCCGTCGTTCTGCACCTGGTAATTCGAAAACGAGCATTTGCGGTGCAACGGCTGGATGCCGGAGCGATTCAGAATTTTTTCCACCCGCAACTGACGATTCTGGCGATTGATCTCCTCGCAACGTTTCTGGCCTTCTGCAAGTTGCCACTCGCGCCACTCCGCCACCGTCCTGAATGGCGCGGTTACATGTGGCGGGGGCAGTCTGCGGATACGTTCCAGAACGCCGCCTGTCGCAATATTTTTCATGGTCAGTTACCCCCTGAAGCCTGGCGGGATCGCACTGTCCGGAAACGAGACAGTGTTAACCTGTCGGAGCAACGTCTCAGGCCGAACACTTTTCGGCGCGAACAAGCCCTGGTATTCATTGGCGATGCTGTGTCGAATCACCTGCTCAGGGGTAAAACCCTGCTGGCGGAATTTTTCCAGTTCCCGTATCGCCCCGTTAGCGCCCTGCTCCGTTCGAATCGGTTTTCGCAATGCCTGCCTGAACTGGACCCACTCATTCCAGAGTGTTTCTGGCAACCAGTCGGGCAGAGCAATGGCCTCCGGCTCGAATTGTTTAGACGCTCGTTTTTGCCGAGGGGGATTTAGGGGGAGATCAGTATTTATATCTTCCTCTTCCTCTTCCTCTGGTAACGCTTTTTGATCCGTTTGTGTAACGCTGGCAGCGTTACCTTTTCGCTTCAGTTCGCGTATTTTTGTAACTCTCTCGTTTGTAACCGCCCGTTTTTTCGAGCTTTTTCCGTTATGACGCTCAAAGTTTGGTAGTGAAAGCACTCCATCACTTTCGACCAGCCATCCAACCTGAATTAACGCATCAGCAAAACCAGCCATAAAAGTGATACGGTCTATTGCACTTTTTGTAACGCCTCGAGCGTTACACTCTGCGTTACCGTCTATCATTTGTTGATCCGCCCATGCCCAGAAGCGAATGACTTTCCCTAATGCGGCATCTGGATCAATATTCAGAATCTCAGCAAGCCTGAATATTTCCGGCTTATCCGGCGTAATAACTTCGAGCTTTATCCAGTTTGAAGCCATTTGTTTTCACCTTGTAACGCTCGCAGCGTTACATTTAACTGATACCGAACAAAACAGTTCGGTACGATTAATTTCAATCAATGCACTACGACAGAATCGCTAGGAGAACCGCCGCCGCTGAAATGTGCTTTACGGTAAACGGCCTGGACTGCATCATCATGCGCATCAATTGCCGTACTCAGTGCATCCTGTGCCGCCAGTAATGCACGGCGTTCCAGGGTATCGAAGATGCAGAGTCGGTGACGCAGCTCGCGAGGAAGAATTGCCAGAACCGCAGGGATCAGTTTCTGAATTTTTTCCCTTTGCGCATTCGTTTCACCTTTCAACCAACGATGATAGATATTCTGCTGATTGTTCCAGTCCTTGCCTGGTACCAGGGGCAATTCGCCGCCCCCCTGGTGCAGATATTCTTCAGTAATTGCGTTAGCGACCCACGCCTGCCCTTTTTCGGCTGCCAGGGCTAACAACACTGATTCGATGTGCTCATGCTTGATTTTCATGAATCAACTCCCATCAGCTTTTTCGTAGTAGTTTTATTTCTGCCAATAGTTAAAATTGCATCGGCAGAAAATAATCCGTTTGATGCATGAGCGATTTTTTCAGCGTAATTTGTTTCGCCGGTATATTCTGTGCGAGGCAATTTTCCGTTATCCATCCATTTGTAGATTGCTCTTTGGCTGACACCACAAACGTCGGCCACAACAGAAACGCGAACAGTTTTGATTACATCTTCAAGTGTTTTCTGGTTCATATCATCCTCACAATGTGAACTTTGAGTACATGCTATAACAGAACTGACAGTACATTCAAGAGCGAATATCATTGAACTTATGGTTCATGAAGATAAAGCGCGTAAAGAGTTCGCCAGTAGGCTTGCGCTAGCCTGTGAAAACGCTGGTTATGAACAACATGGAAGGCAGGCAGAAATTGCCCGTCGAATGAAATTAACACCAAAAGCGGTTAGCAAATGGTTTAATGGTGAAACAATTCCTCGCCGAGAGAAATTAAGGGAATTAGCAACACTCATTGGAACAACACCAACCTATCTTTTGGGAGAGGATACAGAAGAAAGTGGACAGATACGTTTCTATCAGGAGTTAAATCCAAGACAAAAAATCATCATTGACCTTCTGGACGAGCTCCCTGACAGTGAGACAGATGAACTTTTAAAAACTCTTGAGGAGAAAAAACAGAAGTACAATGCAATTTACGAAGAGTTAGCACGAAAGAAAAAACAAAAAGCCTCTTAAACCAGCATAAATCCGGTAGCGTCCCCCTCCGGGTTTGTGCTTCACTTTATCCCGTCTCATTTTTTTATACATAAAATGTACTTAAAGTACTTTACAATGATGAACACAAAGTACATTATATACCTACCAACCCACCCCGCCCCACAGAACGCCGGGCAATACTTCGAGTTACCAGGCAGTGGTCAGGGGTTAAGTAGCCAGCCCGAGGCGTATGAACATGACGGCGGGATTCAAATTTTGCAGTGCAGCAGTTAGTTCCGCCACCCGGCGTTAAGGGGATAGATAAGATGGTGCATTACGAAGTAGTTCAGTATTTGATGGATTGTTGCGGTATCACTTACAACCAGGCTGTGCAGGCTTTACGCAGCAACGACTGGGATCTCTGGCAGGCAGAAGTCGCTATACGTAGCAACAAGATGTGAGATTCGCAAAATGCAAAAAATCGACCTCGGCAACAACGAATCCCTGGTGTGCGGCGTGTTCCCCAACCAGGATGGAACGTTCACTGCCATGACGTATACCAAAAGCAAAACGTTTAAAACCGAAAATGGTGCCCGTCGCTGGCTGGAAAGAAACTCAGGGGAGTGATATGGATTTCGACACAATCATGGAAAAGGCTTACGAAGAATACTTCGAAGGCCTTGCCAAAGGCGAAGAAGCTCTCAGCTTCAGTGAGTTTATACAGGCGCTTTCCAGCCCGGCAAAATCTAACGGCTGATAAGCGAAGCAGCACCGCGAGGAATCAGTATGCAGAAACGAGAACCCGTCATCATCGCGCCAGACTATACCGATGATGAACTTTATGAGTGGATGCACCAGAAAATTAAGGCTGCGCAGGACCTGAAATGGGCCAATGAAGCCAGGGCTAAGCAGGCTGAAAATCTGTCCGCTCTGGAGCAGGATATCACCAGGCTGGAAAAAGCAGCGGCATTAAGCATTGCCAGAATGATTACAT